TACAGAGCTGCAAATCCAGGATCAAAATTATCAATGGCAGTAACTACAAAACCATCTAAATTAAAACCTGGTTCTAAAGCTGCTAATAGAAGAAAGTCATTTTGTGCCAGAATGAAAGGTATGAAAAAAAGATTAACATCAGCCAAAACAGCAAGAGATCCTAATTCAAGAATTAACAAATCTCTTCGTAAATGGAACTGTTAATATAACCAACAAGGAGAAAGAATATGGACTCAGTAACATTTTTAAGCAAATTACAGAAGTTTATCAGAGAGCAATACCAAGGTATTGGTGATTCTATGATATCTGGTAATGTTGACAGTATGGAAAAATACAAGTATATGCAAGGACAGGCAAATGCCTACCAAACAGTAATTCAGGAAATCTCTAACCTGCTAAACGAAGGAGCAAAAAAAGATGATAAAGGAAACGTTATCGACCTCGGAAAAGGAAGTTCCAAAGATAAATCTAGGTCTTGAAGAAAAGTATAAGGAACAAAAAGTTGAAGATAAAACTATTAGAGCAGAAAATATTTCTGAATCTTTAGTTGATAGTTTACCAACACCCAGTGGTTGGAGACTTTTAGTATTACCATTTACACCTAAGGATAAAACTTCAGGTGGAATAATCATATCACAAGAATCTTTAGACAAAGCACGAATCGCAACTAATTGCGGTTATGTTTTAAAGATTGGACCATTAGCTTATGCGGATAAAGAAAAATATCCAACAGGCCCGTGGTGCAAGGAAAAAGATTGGGTGATCTTTGCTCGCTATGCGGGTTCAAGACTACCAATCGAAGGCGGTGAAGTTCGTCTATTAAATGACGATGAAGTTTTAGGGACAATTAAAAATCCCGAAGATGTACTTCACTATATATAAACCATAGGAGAAAACTATGCCAGAAGACAAAAACGCAAAGACTGTTGACATAGATACATCCGGACCTGGAGCTGAAGTTGAATTCGAAACGAAACAACCTGAAGCAACAGAAATAGAGGTATCCAATGATAAAGACAACGTTAAGTCCGTTGACACATCTGCGCAATCTAATGAGCAGTCAGATGTTCAGACTAGCAAACAAGAAACAGAAAACAAGGATCAAGAAACAGGGTCCGAAGATACAGATAACAAGAAAGAATTAGAAGAATACAGTGAAGGTGTTAAGAAGAGAATAGCAAAATTAACTAAGAAGATGCGTGAAGCCGAAAGACAGCGTGAAGCTGCGATCGACTATGCACGTAAAATTCAAGTTGAAAAGGACTCTCTTGCTGGACGCCTTACCAAATTAGATACAGGTTATGTATCTGAAATGGAAAGAAGAATTAAATCATCTATGGAATCAGCTGCAGCTAGATTAGCTCAAGCTAGAGCCGATGGAGATTTAAAATCTGAAATAGCAGCACAAACTGAAATATCTAAATTAGGATATGAAGAAGCAAGACTTCTTGATCTAAAATCTAGACAATCAGAAGAAAAGGAAGTTGAAACAAAAATTCAACTAAATCAACAACAAGCTGTTCAACAAGAACAACCTATCAATCCAGATCCGAAAGCTCAAAATTGGGCCAGTAAAAATACATGGTTTGGACAAGATGAGGCAATGACATACACAGCCTTTGGATTACACAAGAAACTTGTGGATGAAGAAGGGTATGATGCTCAAAGTGACGAATATTATGCAGAAATTGATAAAAGAATAAGACTTGAATTTCCGCACAAATTTGCTACAACAGCATCAACGACACCTGTTAAACCAGTTCAAAATGTAGCTTCGGCTAATAGAAATGGTAAAAACAGTAATCGCAAAATTGTGAGACTCACGCCTTCTCAAGTAGCTATTGCTAAAAAATTAGGTGTGCCACTTGAAGAATATGCGAAACATATAATCACGAAGGAGTAAATGCATATGGAAAAAAACAAAAATATTAAGACCCCTCGTGCGAGCCAAACTAGGACTGCTGAAAAGAGACCTACAACTTGGACTCCACCGTCATCTTTAGATGCACCGCCAGCACCAGATGGTTTTAGACATAGATGGATTCGTTCTGAAGTCTTAGGCTTCGACGATACCAAAAATATGACTGGTAAAATGAGATCAGGATGGGAGTTAGTGAGAGCTGATGAATATCCAGGATCTGTTTACCCTGAAATCAAAGATGGTAAGCATGCGGGAGTAATCGGAGTTGGTGGCCTTGTGTTGGCAAGGATACCTGAAGAGATCGCAAAATCTCGAGAAGCTTATTTTAGGAAACAAATAGAAGCTCGAGAAGAAGCAATTGAAAACGATTTGTATAAGGATCAACACAAAAGTATGCCTATCAATAGTGAGAGGCAGACTCGTGTAACTTTTGGTGGTACGAACAAAAAGTAATTTTTTGGCAATACCAACAAGTTAAAAATAAACTTAAACAAGGAAAAAACTATGGCTAATAGATCATCAGTAGGTTTTGGATTAAGACCTATTGGAAAAGTTGGTCAAAATAGAGATGCAGGCGGTTTAAGTGAATACTTAGTAAGTGATAGTCCAACTATCATTTATTTCAATGACCCAGTAAAAGCTACAGACGCAGGAACAATTGCGGTTGCAGCAGCTGGTAATACATTGTTAGGTTCACTAAACGGTTCATTCTATACTGACCCAACAACTAAAAAACCAACGTTCTTAAATTATGTTCCAAGCGTTGCAGCGACTGATATCGTTGCATTCGTAAGTGACGACCCTTATGAACGTTTTGAAATAAGAACAAATAACACTGGCGCTTCGGCAATTAGCGATATTTTCAATAATGCAAATATCACTTACTTAGCTGGAAGCTCAGCAAACTTTGTATCAAGAGTTAGACTAAATGATGCTACTTTAACTACATCTACAGAACAACTTCAGATACTTGGTTCAACAAAAGATACTGGCGACAATAATATCACTCAATCACACGTTGTGTGGGTAGTGAGAATTAATGAACATCAGTTAAACACTACAACAGGAGTATAAGAATATGGCTATATCAAGAGGACAGCTAGTTAAAGAACTAGAACCAGGATTGAATGCTTTATTCGGCCTGGAGTACAAACGTTATGAAAATCAGCATGCTGAAATTTTTGACACAGAAACATCTGACAGAGCTTTTGAAGAAGAAGTAATGTTATCAGGTTTCGCAAATGCTCAAATTAAACCAGAAGGTTCTGGCGTTACATTTGACAATGCTCAAGAAACATTCACAGCTAGATACACACATAACACCGTAGCACTTGCTTTCTCAATCACTGAAGAAGCGATTGAAGATAACTTGTATGACAGACTTGCGTCTAGATATACAAAAGCGTTAGCAAGATCTATGGCAAACACTAAGCAGGTAACGGCTGCAAACGTATTAAACAATGCGTTTTCAAGTTCGTTCCCAGGTGGAGATGGTAAACCTTTATTGGACCAATCTCACCCTACAATTGCTGGTTCATTTAGAAATGAACTTGCAACTCCTGCAGACTTAAACGAAACTTCATTAGAACAATCATTGATCGATATCAATGCATTCACTGATGAGAGAGGTTTAAAAATCGCTGCAAGAGGTGTTAAATTAATTATTCCAAGTGAATTACAATTCACAGCGGAGAGATTAATGGCATCTCAAGGTAGAGTAGGTACTGCTGATAACGATATCAATGCAATTAAATCTATGGGAATGATTCCACAAGGTTATGTGGTTAACAATTTCTTAACTGATTCAGATGCATTCTTTATCAAAACTGACGTTCCAAACGGTATGAAGATGTTCGTAAGAGCAGCTATCAAAACGTCTATGGAAGGTGATTTTGATACTGGTAACGTTAGATACAAAGCTAGAGAGAGATATTCATTCGGATTCTCTGACCCTAGAGGTATGTTTGGCTCACCAGGTGCTTAATATATAAGCATTTTTTATTTTTGGGGCAGGTTTAACTTGCCCCATTAATATGTTAGAAAGAATGAATTATGACAAAAATGTTTCAAGTAAAAATTAGAGCTTATGGTCACATGGCTAATTTTAACATTGAAGCAGAAGATAGTGCAGAAAGTATAGAATTAGCTATCCTTGACAAAATAGGAAAAAAAGGTATATTACTAAAAGACAGCATGAGATCCTTTGCTAAGGATAAATGCTGGATAACCTATGAGGAGGTTGTAGATGATATCAGTTCAAGCTCTTTACACAAAGAAGAGAGCATTAGAACTTGATTGGGAGCAACACTACATTCAAGAGGGAATATATACTCTTGATATGGTTAGGATTGACGAAAAAATTCGTGAAATCATTAACCAGATTAAAATGTCTGAAGCTGAAATAGCTACTAGACAAATTAAAGTAGAGATGGCTGCTCCTGAGTTTTCTGTAGCTAGCTAAAACTAGCTATTTATATCCGAAAAGTAGTTTTTCGATGCAGGTATCCCTTGCGCTATTCAATAAATTCAGTTATATTTCAATTACTATACATTAACTTCTGATCTAGACGCGTATAGTCGACGGCCTAGAGACTAGATTGGAAAAACTAGGAGAATAAACTTATGGCACTAACAACATTTACTGGTCCAGTAAGATCGTTAAACGGTTTTCTGAATTCAGTACAAAACCAAACAACTGGTGAATATACAAATAATTTTGTAATAAATTCTGCCGGTACTGTAGTAACTTCACCAGCAATCGTATTGCAAGGTATTGTTACAGGAACTTTAAGCGCAACTACTGGAGACAGTATTGCTACATTTGCTCAACCAGCAAATACAGTTATTAAAAGTATATCACTATTATGTGTAACTACTGCAACTGTTGCAACAGGAGACGTTGGATTTGAAGTAGGAACTTCATCTTCAGGAGCTCAAATCGTAGCAACTGCAGCTGATACTGTTTTAGATGGTGGAACATCTGTTCCAGCGGGAGCTTTCTACAATACTACTTTGTTAAACACTGCAGCTGCCAATGCAGCACCAGCGGCAAGTCCGTTGTATACTTCTGCAGCTAGAGACATATATTTAAACATCACTAATACAACTACACCAAGTGCGCGTGGTTCGTTTAGATGGGTAATTGAATATTCACAAGTAGCATAATAAATTAATTTTTAAGGAGCTCGAAAGGGCTCCTTAATATAAGGAGAAAAATATGAAGTCAGATGTAAAACCAGTTGTACTAGCAAGTAATATTAGTACTGCAGTTTTGTTTACAGGACCTACAAGATTAAGAGGCTATATGATACAAGCTGGAGCAACTTCAGGAAGTTGTATTATTAATGGTTTAGCAAATGCGTCAACTGTTAGCACTTCAACTAACACACAAGTTTATATTCCAATTCAAGTTGGAGCAGGCGGAACTGAAACTTTAAACCTACCAGAAGACGGCGTTTTATACGCTGGACGAAATGGAACAGGAATAGTTGATGGTGTTGGAGTTGCTTCAAATTCAAGCGGATTAACTGTTACGTTATTTATAGAAAAGTAGGAGTCAAGTATGGCTACCACTTCAGGCACTACAGTTTTTGAAAAAACTTTTACTATTGATGAAATAATAGAAGAGTCTTACGAAAGAATTGGTCTTATCAATAATACTGGTAACCAAATGAAAGCAGCTCGTCGCTCGCTGAACATTATGTTTCAAGAGTGGAGCAACAGGGGTTTACATTATTGGGAAGTAGCATCAAATGATATTTCATTTGTAGAAGGTCAATCAGTTTATACAATTTATAGATCACCCTCTGATGGTACTTCAGATGGAGTATTTAGTTATTTAGATGGTGCAATTACTGCATCTCAAACTACAATTACACTAGATTCAGTATGGCAGTTTCCAACATCAGGTACATTATTAATAGATTCTGAACAAATTACATATACTGGAACTAATACATCTTCTAATC